ATGCAGGCCTTTTGTTTGTCCGCGAAACGTAACAAGCCACGTAACAAGCTTCTGAATACTGTTCATTCGAACAGTATTGACATTCCCGATAGCGCCCCTATTTACAACGTGCTAACGTAACAACTCAGCTCAACAAATCATCGTTGGGACTGAAGAAGCTTTCAGAGGAAGGCTTCTTCGTAACAGAGGGTTGAAGGACTCAGCTCCGAGGAGGCACTAATGCATTCGGCACTGCAAATTGCGAACGAAATAATCAGGAGGGGAGCGGCAGAGACTCCCCCACGCTATTTCACACCGATGCAATTGCTCAAACTGGTTTATCTATGTCACGGCTGGATGCTCGGTCTGTACGGGCGACCTCTCATCAAGGAGGACGTACAGGCGTGGAAATATGGACCTGTGATCCCCGAGCTGTACCAGAGCCTGAAGGTTTACCGTGACGGACAGGTGCCTAGACCGCTAGGTGCATCGTCTTGCGCGCTTGATGTCTATGAAGCGACGATGGTTGATCAGGTCATTCAGATGTATGGCCATCAGTCGGGTATCGCGCTTTCACAGATCACCCACGCGCCGAACACACCCTGGTCTCTGACTTTCCAAGGCGATACGCTCGGCCAGGTAATTTCGAACGATCTGATCATGGATCATTATCAGCGTATTTACAGGGAACGTACGCAGCATGCAGCAAACGCAGCCGCCGCAGGATGATCCACATGGGGCTCCAGGTATCATCAACATACCTGACCCCGCTCTCCCACTACCGACTCTTCCTTCAGATAGAGGCCTATCGTCTCAAGAGGCGATGGGCTTCGCAGATGGCGACCTTGATAAAAGGGCCGCCGAAACAAAATACGGTAGGGATGAACGCTTTCGCGACCACCTCTCCACTGCTCGAATAGTTGTCTTTTGGCTCCTTGTAACGGCTTTTATGGGAATGCTGATTGTTCTGCTGATCCATTGGGTAACCCCATGGTGCTTTCTCACGCAAACCCAGTTGGACACCATTAAGACAATCATCGGGACCGCGCTAGCATCTAAGCTTTTCGCAGAGCAGGCGAAGCACATCTAGTCGAATAGTCACCCCTTGCGCCCAACTGTCATGTCTCTGCCGAATCGGCGTTTATCAACACCACCCCACGTTGTTCGCTCGACTCCTACCTCGGTCAAAGCTTCACAAGCTGATAACGAGGGTTCGATTCCCTTCACCCGCTCCAGTCTTTTCAAGGATTTCAGCAACGTTAGCGTGAGGCCCAATGCCGTTGGTGACAGTTCTGGTGACAGTTTCCAAGAATCCGCTCATCAGCCTTCTGACAAGCTCCCTACCTGCAATTACCGATTTAATGTTGACCCATGGGAAAACGGTAATTTTGGTAATCTAGTTTACCTATCTTCAGGAAAACGTTGTAAATCAACGGCTTGAGATGGGTTGCTAAAGGTAATAATAGGGTAATTTTATAGTAATCAACTTACCTTATGAGGTGGTTAGATTCTTCCCTTACGAAAGCCTTTAAAATCAGCCACTTACAGAAAAATTACCTTTTCAATTACCCTAAATTACCTTCTCTGGTAATCGCTCAAAGCCCCGCCTTGTAAGGCGTGCAGCTCCCTCCGAATCTCTTATTCCCGAAATTACCTTTTTCCCAGCCCTCAACTGGAACTGGCAGTGCGCCAGCGTTTTTCCAGGCATTTCTGGCAGCCAGCGGGTAGGCTTCAAAACTCACTGCAAGGCCTGTAATTTCGTGAAAGGTTGTTCCAGCCACCAGATCAGCTACAGGCCCCGCCCAAAGCGGCATACGCCCGTTCAGTTGCAAAACCGTCTGACCGGGCGTGGCAGTCAAAAACCATCGAGCTCAATTTCGAAAATGTGGGGGAAAGCGCTATTTTTTATTTTCCGCCCAGCAAACGTGGGGGCTGGGGATTGGTCACTCTGGCGCTGCATCGAGGCGCGGAGTGTCACCGCATTGCATTTCTCTTCAAAAGTTTGCAAAGCGTGCAAACGCTGATCGCCTGCGGAACCCCGCAGCCCGCGTGGCTAGCGGCACCCTTTGCACTCAATTCGAATTTGCACAAAAAAAGGACACAAAGCCCGTCGGCGGGAGGGGGATAAGTGGTTTTTCAGCAGATTTTTTTCTGAATCTGCCGGTTTGCTGTTTGGCGCACCTGCATCTGGTGACATCTCGTCGGTGGCGCAGATTGATAGGAAAACTCATTTTTCTATTACAAAACCGCCCTAGCGAGCAGTCGTGTACTGATGCTCGAAAAAGTTTCACCTTGACACGAGATACTTGTCTGAGAAATAGAGAGGATGTTGTTTTACCGCAAGAGTCGCAGGGATGTAAGCCTGCAAATCTTTTGTAATCGCGGCAGCGCCAATTACCCCACCTGCGAATATTTTCACAAGCAGATCGACCCAAGGAACCCCTATCGTCGTGCCAACCAAACCCAGTTGATCGATTGCTGCCCCACCACCTACTGCCCCACCAAACTTCGTAATCGCAGCAATCCTTAGTTTCACCCACTCTTCAGCAAGCTTATGTTTCGCCCCTTCGAATTCTGCGCTTAACTTTGTTAGTTCCTTACTATAAGTTTCGACAGATACTTCTGAGGACCGCCCTTGAAGCTGAATTGATCTACGCAGATAAGACCTTAGGTTATTCATACCCGGCAAGACATACTTTCTAAGCTGCTGAACTTCGTTCCAGTTCATTTCACCAAGCGCTTTCAGAAACTCCTCACGATCAAATATATCTAAATCGAAGTGTACCTGACGAACTGTGTCGACCCGTTGTGCCCCTTGGTTCCTGACCACTAAGCTTTCGAATTCCGCACTAGCGTCTAAAATCCTGTGATTGGGGGTATCAAATGCTATCGGGGTCAATCCTAAAGCATGGGAAATGCGCAAAAACTTCAGTGCACGGCCGAGCCTCAGGTGCGCATAAAATGTCCAAATTTGATCTCGATCTGAAAACTCAAACGGCGGTCGGCTGTCCAAAACGTCATATTTCGATTTTGCACCACCCATGCTCATAATTAGGCCGCGCATGTAGTCAGCCACGCCCAAGGGGGGCTTCTCGCTAGTAAATCGGTCTGGTGCAGCGGCGCTGACAAGCTTTTCGCTGGTGATTGCGCTATGCCAAATTGTGTAATTCATGCCTGGATCAAGCGTAGGCATCGGCTTTGGAGGAGTCAGGCGGATAATACCTCTACTTTGAAGCGATGATGTACTTCGCAGCACGCTAGCCATCTCATCGGTGTAACTTTCAGTTCTAGGGAACGAATTTCTTCCAGACCAAGTCAGCGTCATGCCAGAAAATTCTTCGACTACCTCCTCGCTATTGACTAAGGCGGCGTCATGAGCGTTCGCTAAGGTTACAGAATCAAAAAATAGAATCGTCTTCTTGATCGCCAATTCACTTGTAAAATCATCTGAAGGCATGATCAATACATGAGAACGTTCAGCCATATAGCACCTCTCGAATTTTTACCGACACCAGAAAGACAAAAGGCGCCTTACGGCGCCTCGGTCTCGGGCAGGAACTGCCTGAAAATTACCCTTGGCTTACAGAAACAGCAGCCGCGATAACTTTAATGGGCATGAACATTGGAATGCACCCGGCCGGAACCGAGGGGTTATCCAACTGCTTAAACCCCAACTTAGAATAAAACACTTCCGCGCTAGCCACCGCGTCGAGATACAACCCCTTTACAGGAATGATCTCATGAACACGCAGCGTGTTTTCCAAGGCATACATCAGCAATTCAGTACCGATACCAAGGCCTTGATACTTAACATCCACCGCCAACACGCTCAGTTTCACTACTGGCACTTCACGGGGTTGGTTGCTCTGCGGAGCCACTGTGGCCACTGCTTCGCGATCAAGGAATTCGAAAGTGTACGTGCAGAATCCGAAAAGCTCACCCTGCTCATTAACGACGCCGAGTGCTCCCACATTTTCGCTTTTCAGTGCACGCTTCAACTTAGAGACAAAGTAGTCATCAAGGGCCGGCTGGCCGCAAGAAAAACTTTTTGAGAGTTTGTAACTCTCGATATTATCCTTCAGCTGAGTATCAACTACGTAGTTTCCGTTCTCTTGTTCTTGCGCGTTCATTCTTCATCCTCATTAGTCGAACCAACTCATCAGTCGGCGTCGCATCAGTTTCACTTTCACGTAAAACCTCATGCAGTTTTTCAAAAGCCCTAGCGGATAGCTGGACTCTATTGTAATTCGCCATAACGGATTCTGCTTTTTCAAACGCAGAAGACATAATGAACGAGGTCATATCTAAACCTGAGATAGCAGCTGCTTTTCGGATAAATTCCTTTGCAAATTCTGTCGTTTTGAGATCTAAACGAGCACTTTTGCTTGCGTCTAAGCTATCGACTATGGTCGTCATCTTTATCACCTACATATATATAAAAGTAACTTCACTATTCCTTACGCTAGTTAATACCAAAGCGCGCAACTTCGCGCTTCAAATTGAGGTGTGCCATGCATTTAATTTTCCTCTTTGGGGTAGTGGTACAGCTTAGGTGGCTGTGTACGTACAATACCCGTACCAGTCGCCTCTGTCAAGAGGGTACGGGTGTTGTACGTACGCCGTTGAGATTTTGGGCAGGAAATTAGATCGTCACTGCCTTGAGTGGGGTGGACAAGGCTAGCGCGGCGGCTGCATCTGCGGCGAATGCCGCAGCTGAGGTTGGTACCGGGCTTGCTCCGTGCACGTGAGTCGCGATCTGCGCGGCCATTTGCTGGATCAGATCTAGCGTGTCGCACAAAACCTTGAAAATGTTCACAGTGTCCGACCCAACATGATTCTTCGGAGCAACCAAAAGCTGGCTGATGCCGGCGACACTCTTACGCAACCCCTTGATCTGCTCTTGCATATCGCCACCGACAGCGGCGTTGTGCTTCTGGCCGACGACCAGGTTGAAGTCTCGTCCGGTTGCCTGATGCAGATCGTCCAGGGCGGCAACGGTGGCGGTACCGGCGGAATTCAGCTTGAGCGCGCCCAAAGCTTCGATCTTCTTGACGCCGCCCACGGTTTCCGTTGAGTGGTTCGCAACCTGCTGGACGTGGCTCTGGTACTGCTCCTGGTTATCGTGCGCCTCGACCTCGCGTCCGATCGCCTGATCCCGGATCTTTCCGTCAGTCAGTCGGGACCAGTTGCCGTCCGCGTCGACGCGCTGCTGCACCAAGTCACTGTGTTGCCATACCTGGTCGCCCTTCGGCACCTTCGGCAGGCTCAAGCCGTGAGGCAGAATCGTTTGAATATAGGGACTGCTCGGCAGGCCATAGGCAAAGCACACGACCACGCGTGTGCCTTCTTCCGGAAAGCCATAAACGCCCATCTCTTCGCCACCAGTCGGCACCGGCAGCGGCACGCCGTGCAGCACAGGCATGGTCGGATCTGCCTCACCGCTGGGCAGCAGTACTTCGATGTCGACCGCGTAGCGCGGCCGGAAGTCGTCGCAGAGCCCGGCGCTGGCCGGCGCGTCGGCAATGCCCACAACCCGGGCAAACCGTGGAAGGTGATAGCCACCAGTCAGTTCCGGAAACTGTCGCTCCACACTGCGTTTTATTGCGTCGTCCATCGGATCCCCATCTGAGTGCCGGCGAGCGTCACACTGGTGATGCGCTCGCCCTGGTTGATAGTTGCACCTGGTCGCAGCCCGGGCAGCGCTGAAATCATCGCGCTCTGGTTGCCCTGGTAGCTGTCGAACAGCTCGACCGGTAGCTGTAACGGCGTGCGGGAGCCGAAGAAACTGTCAGCCCAACTGCCCACGAACACTTCGCCGTCGCCCTGCTGTTGCCAGATAAAATCTGGAATGCCGAAGACCTGCGCCATGCTGTCCATTGCCTGATAACCCGCTGCCAGGCTGTAAAAGAACGGAGCCTTGACCTTGGTGTATGCCTGATCAGGAACGCGGAAGCGCAAGCCGGTCTTGGCGCTGATTTCGCCCAGGACAGCGCGCAGATCAACGTGACGCAGGTTCAGCGGGAGCGGATTTGCGAGCACCGCGGCTAACTCCCGACACAGCAAGACTTGCTGCACCGCGTTGGCTGCAGTACTGCGCTCGACGTAGCCGATGAAATGGCGCTGCAGCGTGCTTTCGTTGTAGCCAATGTCGAGTGTCACCAGCCCTTTCACTGCAGTGTCGGCCTTGATCGTAAACGTCGCCCGGCCCGGGCTTTTCGCATCCAGCCGAACTTCGTCCTTCACCAGCTGGTGCACCACGCCATTGATCGTCAGCACCTTGTGCAGTTTCAGGCTCATGGCTTGCCGCCGATGTAGTTATCGACCTTTTGCAGCACAGCCTCAAAGCCGGTCAATTCCTGCGCCGCGCCGCTGCCGTCGTCGCTGCCACCCACACCATCACCTGGTGCGGATTGGGCATTAACGCCGTTTGCGGCTTTGCGATTCTCGGTTTTTTCCGGGTTTGACAGCCTCTCGGACAGGGTGAACTGAATGATCCACTGCGACAGGGTGTCGTCTTCCCGGGCGCTGACCCCTTCGGAGAACTGCACCTGGCGAATGCCGAAGGCCTCGGCGGTGTCGTTGACGACCCGGTAAGTCCGGCGCTGACCACCGCCGGCCGTGCCTTCGGCGAGCCGCATCAACGTGCGCAGGTGTTCGGCGTCCTTGTAACGGATGTTCATGGCCACAGTAAGCGTCTTGGGCTTGAAGCCCTTATGAGCTTTGTCGGTGCTGCTGGTCTGCCCCGACATGTCATCGCTTTCGATCCGAAAATTGCCGGTCACCTTCAGGCGATGACCGATGATCTGTTCACCATCGAGCAGCAGCGTCATAACCCCACCATTTCCCGCACGAAGCTCAGCCCCGCAAGGGATCCGACCATCATCACCCCCGATGACAGCACCCATTCGTGGCCGGGTTCGTCCTCACCTCCCAGCAGCTGCTTGCGCAGCTCGGCAGTGTCACCCGGGCCGATGATCCGCGCCTGCATGGTCGGCTCATCCGTGTCGCTGGACAGCAACGCCTTGAGCGCGGTCAGCTTCTCGTCCTGGTCGACCGTCTGCTGCGCTTTTCGCGTGGCCAGATCGGCCAGATCAGCCAGGGGCGAACTGTCGGCAGCGTAGCTCTCCATCATGGCCAACTGGCTGTTGAACGATTGGGTCGCGGTCTTGACGGCGGTGCAGCTCTGCAAGGGCACTTCCGACCATTGCGGTTGCATTCCGCTGGACGGGATCTGCCACTTTTCGGCCTCCAGCTTGACGATATTGAGAGCTCGACGCTCCGCGCGCTGCAGGTCGGCGATCGGCAACAGGGCGTTGAACTTCGACAAGGCCGTGGCCATCAGGTCGAAGCCGGTGCCCAGGAACAGCAGCACCACGGCGTATTGCTCACCCTCGGGCCGCGCTGCGTCGGTGGTGTCATCGAGCTTTTCAGCCATGCGCTGGAGCACATTGGGTGCTGACAGGAAACGCTGGTAGCCGGTGCCCTGACCCACACCGCTTTGGAAGGGCGTCACCACGATGCATTTCGGCGCTTCGCTGAACTGCGCTTCGAGCGCGGCGCGCCCTTTGGAAATGACATCCTTGACCATCCCGCCGATTGCACTCGGATCGGTGGTGGCCAGCCCTTCCAGACCGCCCAGGCGCTGCGCAGTGGCCAGGAGGTTGCCACTGGCAGCATCTTTCGCCGCGCCGAGGTCGCTCATCCATGAGGTGGCCTCTTCCGGCCACTGCATCTTCACGGAAGACCACTTCATGGCGAGACTTCCCACACCACCGCTTCCAACGCTGCCCGATCGTTCGCGGCCAGTGCCCGGTCCAGCTGCAGTTTGAGCAGATGCGCCTGCTGCAGGAACTGCAGCTTATAGGCCGACAGGTCATTGTTTACCGCATGCAGCTGGGCGGATGTGTGCATGGGAAATTGACGAGCTCCGCCGGCATCCCGACAAGGGTGCCCCATGCCCTGCCCGCTCAGAACGGCTTCGATCAGGTTCAACTGATCATGGATCTGGCTGCTGTAGCGGTGTGGCTCACCCAATGCCGACGACCAGAAACCGGCGGTAATCACTGATTCACAGCCCCGATCGATCTCCATCTGCTTGCGTGCATGCAGTGCCGACAGCAGCTCGGATGATTCTTTGAGCTGATTGTTGACCAACACCCATCCCAACTGGACGGCGCCGCTGCAGGCCATCCAGACCATTGACGGATGGAAGCGGCCGGCGGGGTCGATATTCGTGAGTTCGGCCACGACGCCGTTATCAATTCGTGCCCACATAAACTATTCCTCAATAACGAATGCTGACTTCACCAGGGCCGCCATCGCCCGCTTTCCCACCGTTGTCCATCCGACCACCGCCGCCGCCACCTGGACCACGTGCGCTTCGAACGCTGCCGGCAGATTGGTTCGAAGCGGTGACTGGCACCCCACCACCGCCTGGACCGCCGCCGTTGCCAGCAACAGCTGCCGTGGAGGTGTTGCCTCGCGCAGCGCCTTGACCGTCGCCAAGCCCGTAATTCAGGTCGCCGCCAGTGCCCACGCCCGACGCACCACCTTGGCCGCTGGTATTGCCGCTACTGCCACCCGTTGCCGACATGTACTCGCCGAACGCTGATGATCCGCCTGATGTGCCAACACCATCCGAAACCGAATAAACCGCGCCCAGTCCGCCAGCGCCGACCGTGATGGAAATGATTTGACCAGGTGTGACATTCAGCATGCCTTCCGCAACGCCGCCCCCACCGCCACCCCCGCCATACAGCGAGCTATTGCGACCCCCGCCACCGGCGCCGGTGACCTTCACGTAAATCTTGAAAACCCCGTCCGGAACAACCCAGCTGTAAACGCCAGGTGTCCCGAAAATGACTTGGGCTCGGAATGGGAAAAGCTGCTTGGTCTGGGTCGCGGTCAGCGCGTCGGTGATGCCGGCGCCGGCCAGCGTTGACGGATTGGTGCCGCCGATGACACGCCCGCGTTTGTCCACGGTGACACTGCGGTACGTCCCTGCAGCAATGCCGGTGGGACCGGACGCCACCTCATAGGCCAGCGCCGTGGTGCCCAGGACGATCGGCCCATCGGTGACCAGTTGCCAGAGGCTGTCGCCATTGACGGCGCCCTTCTCCACCGGCACCAACATGCCCGGGGTGACCTCGGCGTTTGCGTCTGCATCCTCAGCCCTGACCCACGCGCCGGCGGACATCGGATAGATGCCATTCTCGGCGGGGTTGGCCTGGTCCTTCACCAGCACGCGCAGGCCAGCAGCGCCTGGCACGGTGTCGATCGCCTGAATACCTGACAGGGTGATCGCGGCAGTGGTCGCGACGACCACTGACTGTTTGTTGTCGAGTTTGTTGATTTCGTCTCGCACGAAAGCCCGGGACGCGAAATAGCCAATCAGGGCGCTGTCGATCGGCTCCACCGTGCGGCGGTCGACCACACTGCTACTGGATGGCAGATCCGCGATCGGCACGCAGTAATGACGCACGCCGAGGCTGTCGGCATAGTCCGGGCGATCGGCCGCAAACACGATCTGCCAACTGGCCACGACGTCGCTCAGTTCGCGCTGCAGCGAGACGTCGAGCCATGCGGTCGTCGGAAACGCCGGCGGCACCACGGGCATGACCGCCGAGCGAACCAGGCGAATGCCTTCGACGTACGCCGTCCCCGGCTTGATCTGATAGGCCCCGCTGACCTTCTCCAGCTGCAGCGCGCTGCCGAAAAAGCACGCACGGCCGAAGGTGTCGCGGTTGCTCAGGCGTTCGCGTTCATCGACACCGGCAAGGCGCACGGTGAAGTCGTGCTGCCAGGTGCTGGCATCAATGCTGATCCCGGTCAGCGCCTGGGCACCGTCAAACGCCACCAGGAAGTTTCGAGTCAGGTTGTTGCCGATCTGCAGGGGCGGGATGTTGCGCCGCTTCTGCTGCACCGGGACGTAGGCCACCGCAAACAGGACGCCTTCGACGGTCTCAAGCCCGATCCAGTTGAAATCCCAGTCGCCGATGTCGGAACTGATCTGCGCGCTGTACACCACCTGGTTAGGGTTCACATAGCCGGCGTTTTCATTCGGCAGCTGATACGTGTAGACGATTTTCGAGGCGTCCGGCTTGGGCGCCGCCCGATCGACCGGGCCGCTTGGATCGAGGCTCGGGATGTTCGCAAAAATGAACCGGGCGACCTTCAGGCCTTCCTGGGCAACATGCTTCTGAGCAATCAGGCTTTCGCCTGCGAGGGTAATGCTGGCACCCATCAGGGCGTCTCCTACAGGCTGGCGACCAGCGTTTGCTGGTCGTCGTTGAAGTCCACTGCGGCAATCCGGAATGGCACGGGGGTGATGGTCACGAAGTCGTAACGGCGGCAGGTGCGCCCGTACTGCTGGATCAGCACGCGCAGCAGCTCGGGGTTCTGCGACAGTTGGTTGTCGGTGAAGCGCAGCAACACGATGTCCCAGTCAAGGCCGGGCATGCGCTCCTCAATCTCGACGTAGCCAACGCCCAGGCGCTGCAGGATGCGCTTCATGCCGGCGGTGCTGCCGGCGTCCACGGCGTTGATGAAGGCGTACTTCACGCGCAGGCGGTAAAGCGCCTCGGGTTCACCCTTGAATCGGGTGATGTCGCGCTGCCAGGCCAGCAGGTCGAGCACGGTGAGGTGACAGGTCTCTGCGTCCATCTGCAGCAGTGGCCAGCGCATCCATCCCTCTACCGATTCCCACCAGGACTGCGCCGCTGCCTTGAGCTTTGTCGGTTCGGCACCGTCGAGCCAGAACGGCAATTCGAGCTTGATCATGCCGAGACCACCTGCAGCGTCCGGATCCGGGGAATGGTCAGCTCGGACAAAACGTCGGTGTTCTCGAAACGCAGCGACTCAAGGTCGTCGAACTGCTGGTGCAGTTCCTCACCCAGGCGGCTGAACGAGAATCGCGACTGTGGATAGGTCAGCGTCGGTTGATAATCCTTGGTGCTGCTCTCGCGAAATGCGGCCCGGATGAACAGGTCGACGTCGGCCCGCAACTTCTCGCGCTGGGCGTCTGTCAGTGTCGATCGCGGCCAGATCACCACGTCGATATCGACCAGGGTTTCAGGCATGACCATGACCAACATGTCGTCGCCGTGACCGTGGTTGCCTTCGTCGCGAATCTTCGCGTTGATCTGCACCAGGAATTCGTCCGCCGGCACACCGGCTTCGAACAGCACGAAGGCATTCGCGCTGCCCGGTCCACGCGGCGCGTCGTGCTGGAAATACACACCGTCAGGCTCAACGCCGGGAAATGCCGAAATCAGCGCCCGATACACTGCGTCGGTGTGCCATTGGTTGACCGCTGAAAACTGATTGCGCACACGCAGGCGCAGGTCGTCGTCCAGCTCGGAGTCCGCACCTGGTGAAGTCAGCCAGTCTTCGGTGTTGGTCACTGAAACGATGCCCGGTACCGGCACCGGCAGCACCGCGTAATAACCAGGTGCCAAATTAAACCCGCTGCCCTCCTCGATCGCCTCGACCGGGATCGGCAGCTGCAGCAGCCCATCGGTGAAATTACCCACGGCCGTGGTCACGAGCTGGTACACGTGGCCATTGATCGCACTGGACTGCACCACCGTGCCGATGGGCACCTGCAGCGCGCCGGCAGAAGCCGATCGGGTGAACAGAATGGCGCCCTTGGACTTCACTGCGCTTTTGCGGGTGACGTCCACCGCCCAGGCCAGCATGTCCAGCCAGGTGCCCGTGGCAGTTTTCACAAAGAAGTTCGGCAGCACGGTGTCGCTGACGAAGGCCAGCAGCCAGAGCACTGGCTTGGTCACCAGCGCGGTGACCACCCGCCAGAACGGCGAATAGCTGCTGGTGTTGGCCAGCTTGCTGTCCTGGGCGGTCACTTCGGCTTCCCATGCCTGGCGCAGCGCGGCTTCGGTTGTCGGAATGCCGGCATCCGCCAGCGCCTGTTTGAAATCAACGTCGCTCAAAGGGTTACCTCGATATCGCCGAACTTGAGGGTCTTGGCCGTCACCAGGTACTGGCCTGGCTCCAGCTGGGTGATACGTGCGGTGCCAGGCACCAGGCGCACGTCGTCCTCCACCAGCAGTTCCAGCTGCTGGATGCAGTCGCGTTGTTTCAGGCGGTTGCGCTCGGCGACCAGCGTCACCAGCAAGCCGGTTTCGCGGATCATGTGTGCGATGTCCTGGGCGATGCAGGCCCGGTCCTCGACCGGTACCGGCTGGCGACTCGCATCCAGGGCGAAGTCATTGCCGACAATGAGCAGGTCTACGTACTCACTCATCCCAGTACCGCCATGCCGATCATGTTTTCCAGCTCCAGCGAGCTCATGGGCTTGCTGTTGGTGAGGTTCAGGTTTTCAACATGAACACCCTGATTCTGGGTCTGGCTGCTGTTGTTCTGGATGGTGCGCAGGAAGCCGCCCTGCGGTACTGCCGTCGGCCCGGCGGGAGAAATGCTGCCGACGCCGGCGCGCAGCTGTTCCTGCGTCTGGGGATCAATCGTCGCCGCGCCGCCTGAGATTTCCGGCACCTTGGGCAGTGCTGCGAAAGACGTCTCGATGTTCACGCCCGGGATCTTGTTCACCAGGGCAATCAGCCCGTCGATCGCATCGGTGAAAATCTTCACGATGCCATCCCATGCCGCGCTGGCCAGGCCTGACCAGCCACCCATCGAGCCGAACCAGTCCGACAGCGCCTGCAGCTGATCAGACACCCACTTGAAGGCAGCGGTGTCCATCAGTGCCGAGGTCCATTGGTCCCAGTACACAACAGCCGCGACCACGACGGCGATCAACGCCGCGATGCCCACGATGATCCAGAGCAGCGGGTTAGCGAGCAGTGCAGCGTTCACCAGCCAGATCGACGCCTGCCACAGCAACATCCCGGTGCGTACCAGGGCCATCCAGCTGTACATCACGATCAGGCCGGCCACGAACAGGGTCACCATCACCGTGTGGAAAAGGAACATTGCGATCGAACGGAAGCCCGTCCAGGTCAGCAGCTTCCACACAGTGACCATGCCGAACCACGCCAAGCGGCTCAGGCCGACGACAGTCGTCACCGTGGCAATGACACCGGCCAGCCCCAGAATGACCAGCGTGACTATGCCGATCACACGGGTGATGTTGGGGAACAGCTGGGTCCAGCGGGTCAGGGTCTGGGCGATCCCCGTCAGACGAGCCATCAAAGGCGACAACAGGGGAATCAGCGACTGACCAAACGCGATGCGCAGCGCCTGTACGGCGGCGCCGAACTGTTGCCACGGATCAACCATGGCCTGCGCCATCTTCTGGGCTTCCTCCAGCCCGCGCACCTTGCCGAGCTGTTCCAGGCCGTTCTTGAAACGATCGGTATCCTTGGCCAGTGCAGTGATCACCCGGGCGCCTTCGTTACCGAACGCATCGGTCAGCTTCTGCGCGGCCGTCGCGCTGTTGAGGTCGCCGAGTTTGCCCTGCAGCTTGTCCAGGATGGTTTCCATTGGCAGCAAGGCGTCGTTAGCGTCGGTAAAGGTCAGGCCCAGTTTCTTCGCGCCGTTGCCGACGTTCTCGAAAAACGACTTGTAGAACCCGCCGGCGTCGCCGCCTTCCATGGTGCTGCTCAGGGTGCCGATCACGGCGAACTGTTCGGCGAGACTGACACCTGCAGAGGTAGCCACCTGGCCGACTTCCTTGAACGCATCCTTGATCTGGTCGCCATCGGTGCGGAACAGCTTCACAGCCAGCGCAGTCTGACCGGTCAGCTGCTCGATCCATTGCACCTTACCCACGGCGTCGGCTTTGCCCTTGAACAGGTTGTACATGGTGCCCACATAAGCGGCCGTGGTTTCCCCGTCAGCCTTGGTGGCCTTGGCCAGCAGCGCGCTGGATTCGACCACGGCGGCGAGCTGACCACCTACCAGCCCCTTGATGGCGCCGTCGATCGTGCGTGCAGACGCCACGAACTCTTCGGCGCTGGTGGCGTAGTTGCTAGAAAACTCCAGGGCTTTGGTGTTTAACGCCGACAACGCATCTTCGGCCACGCCGAACGCACGGACCTCGCCCAGCGCCCGGTTCATCTCCAGCGCCGGTTCCAGGGATTCGGTGATGGCCACGCCGGCACCGACCATGCCGGCCAGCCCGATACCCACCTGTTTGATGTTTTTCTCACCCTGTTCGGCCAGTTCGGAAAAGGTGGTTTTCACCTTGCCAAGGGGGGCGCTGACCTTGTCGGTCAGGCTCAGGATGAAAGCCAGGCGGGCGGCGCGGTCAGCCATGAATGTCCTATCCGTTCAGCGCGTGGGCGATGCCGTTGGCAACGGCAATCTCCATCCGGCGCCAGTGTTCGTCTTCCAGCCACTTGGCCGTGCCCATGTTTTCGATGGTGAGCACGGCACCGGGTAGCCAGCGATTGGTGAGGGCCACAAGCTGGCCCAGACCGTCTTCGGTCAGGCCTTCAGCGTGCCCGAGGACTTTTTTACGATGACCTCAACGTCCGGGGCGTACTCCTCGAGGAGCGCACCGGCGATGGTCATGGTGGTCACCGGGTTGGCCAGCAGCGGCTTGAGCGCAGCCTTTTGCTCTTGCTGGACGGTGCCCATCAGCAGGTTGCTGGCCGGCGCGACCTTGTTGTTCTGCGTGGTCGAGTTGAAGTACTTCGTGACGTCTGCAGGCGTCAGGTGAAACAGAAATTCGGTGTCGCCAATTTCCAGGGTGATATCGCGGTTTACTTCGGTCATTTGGGTGTATCCGTTTGGGGGTGGGGGATGACACCTGGTGCGCGTTGGCATACCTGGCGTACGTGGTCCTGCAGGCCGAGAATCATTTGCCGACTGAGGGCGAGCTGATCTCGGAGGGTGAAATAATCCGGTCGAGCGTCTGCTGCGAGTTCGGCGGTGCCTGCATCAGCCAGGCCGCTGGATCCGGTGGTGTTGGGCAGTACGGCAGCGGCGCAGGTGGCGCGGACTGACAACCGCTTACGGCCATCGTCAACATCGCGATGCAGAGCCAGATTTTTGTCCTGTTCATCTTTCAATTCCCGGGAGCGTTGTTGGTCAATCAGGTCACGGGCGGCGAGCAATTGGCCGCTGATCACTGCAGCAGCGCGCAGGCCGTCGCGTTCACTCACCGCGCTGTCACGCTCCTGAATTGCGGCGTCATACCGATCCAGCGCCCAGTCGAGCGCCAGCCAGATCACCATCCCGACGAACAGGGCGCGGAGCAGCAGTTGCAATGGGCCGACGGTCATTTGAGACAAAGCTCCATCTCTTCCAGGCGGCGGTAATGCAGCCCGGGAACAAATACCTTCTGGCCCTTCGCGTCGGTGACAAACGACCAGACAGGCGATTTTCCGTCCGGCGCCCATGCCAGCGCCTTGCAGCCATCCGCAATGCGGCCGGCGTTGATCAGCCCCACGGCGCGGCTTGCGCAGGTGTTCGGCGTGCCGACGTTGTGGCCATGGCTGCTAAGCGCGTCGAAGGTGTTCTGGGTGATTGCCTGATTGGTCAGGCACTCGGCCAGCGACAACTGGCCTTTCTGCACCACCAGGCTTTCCACTTCGGCGCAGCGGGCATCGGACCAGTAGTCACCCACGATCACTGGGTATGGGCTGACGTGACGGGTGATGCCCTTGCACACGGTCGGCAGGCCTCGGGCCAGCTTGTCCGCGTATACGACGTTCTGCCCGTCGCCTTCCCACTTGCCCAGGAAGGCGATCAGCGGGCCGCTGCAGAGCACCAGAACGCCGGTGGCGACCTTGTGGCGCAGGTTCACGGTTTGACCTTCCAATCGCGCAGCATCTGGCGGTACTTGGGGACCAGCAGGAGGATCTGCAGCACCATGTAAAACGCGGTCAGCATGTAGGCGACCGCCGACCAATCAACGGCACCCGTCACGCCGGTAGCCGCTACACCGATTGCGGGAGACGCCTTGGCCAGCGCAACGGCAGTGTCCTGGGCGGCCTGATTCGCGCTCATCGCCGAACCTCTCGTTCAAAAGTGGACTGGCAAGGGACACAACGCTTCATGCCACCGAGCGCCTGGCGCGCAGCTGGAATCTCGTTGCCGCAATCCTCGCAGTGGGTAAGGCTTGGCCCGGTCGGCCGTGCGTTGGCCAGCGCGGCGGCAATTGCCTGGTCGCGCTGCCGCTGCTCAAGGGCCTGGGCACGATCGAACGGGCAAACCATCAGGTCAGGCCCTCGATCTCAGCGGCGTCCAGGTACGGCACGCCGTTGATCTTCACGAAGTCCGGACTGGTGACGTCGTACGGGATCTTGTGCTTGTTCTTCTCGGCGCCCTTGGGATCGATGCTCAGCAGGCTGGACAGGCGCAACTTGCAGCCGAAGGCCTCAATGCGCAGTTCCTCTTCGCCGGCCTTGGCGAAAAACACCACGTCGAACGGGTCGAGTGCGCGGAAACTGCCGGCAGTCTTCGCCGCTTCGATCAGCAGGTTGAAGTTCGTGGTGTCGAGCTCGATTTCGCTGGCAGCGGCCACGTCCCCGTCGACGTGCCCGTTCGGCACGCCCTTGGTCTGTGCCACGGCGGTGTTGTCGGTGATGTCCAGGGTGCAGCTCTCGACGTGTACCTGCAGGTCGCCCAGGTTCACGTCAAAGTTCTTGCCGCCAATCTTTGCCGCCATGGGTTACTCCGAATCGTCGGTGGAAAGATCCAGCGCGATGTTCGCGGTCAGGTCTTTCGGGCAGTTGAGGGGACGCAGCTTGATGTACGCCTCGACGGCGGTTTTGCTGCTCCAGGACAGAACAATGTCGCCGTCCTTGGGCGTCTCGATCTCACCAGGGAACACCTGGCCAGCGAAGGTCGTGGACTTCGCCATGGCACGCAGCGGCGCCATCAGGGCGTTGACATTCACGGCCATGCTGTTGGGGGTGTTGTTCAGGCGGCGATCGGCCACGCGCCGAATCAACAACGGGCGAATCTGGCGAGCCGCCTTGTCGGTGACGCGCAGGTACTCGATCACCTGAAAGTCGCTCGCTGGCGCATCGAGCATGTTGCCGTCGCCCCAGTACACGCCTGGGTAATCCGGATAGGTCTGGCTGACCGAGAAGCGCGCCTTGTCCAGCTCGGAGCGAATCGCCGACTGCAGCGGAATGCCGTCCTTGTCCGCAGGCACGTCGCCCAGGCCGAGCAACGAACCGGTGGCCACGCGCATCGGGCTGTCAGCGATGCTGACAGCAGCGTTGGCCAGCCGACCCGCCAACACGCCCAGGTCGTTGCCGTGCAGCTGGGGAACGACCATCACACGCGGGGTTTCCAGATCCTTGGTGATGGCCTTCTGTTCGGTGAGGTAGTCCGCCCAGGTCTGCGCCGCTTTGTCGATCCCGGCACTGGCCGCCATGATGAATACACGGCGCCCGTAGGTATTGCTCAGTGCGATCGCCGCATCGTGCATGTCCGACAGTTCGTCGCCGTCGTCGACCGGCGCTGTGATCACCACGGCCTCAACGGAATAGCCCTGCTGCTGGCTCTTCTCCAGCGCCGCTTGCCAGTTGGCTCCAGCAGCGATCGGAGCAGCCAGGCAAGCCCAGCGATCGCCACCGTTCAGGCGAGCGGCGGTGATCTGGGTTTTCAGGTCACTGGGGGGGATGCCCAGTTGCACGTCCAGATCGCTGTCAGTGTTCAGGGGAATCAGTGAGCCGACGTTTTTGCCAGCCACACCGATGAATAGGAAATAGCGCTCAACCGCCGTCACAGCGCCCTGGCTGAGATTGAGGTTGTTAACGCTGACTTTGCCGAGTGCCATGCAGTGCCTCGCTAGCGGGGTGAATTGAGGATTTGTTGCAGCACCTGGTTCACCAGTAGGCTGGTGTCGCGTTCGGTGCTCGCGCCGAGGAACTGGCGTTTCGGCAGGGTGATGTCCCAGCTTTGCTTGCCAGTGGATTCGGTTTTCTGGTCGTCCAGGATGCGGATCAGCAAACCCGCCTTGGCGTAGTTCACGTGCTCCTGAATCCACGCCACTGAGGGGCGTGTCAGGCTCTTCTTGCCTTCCTGCCGAACCTTGAAGCCCAGACGGCGCAGGCGCTTGGCCTGCTTTTCCGTCGCAGCCAGGCCGGGAGGTGTCTTGTTCCATTTGCGCATCTGCGCGGCAGTACGGCGCTCGGAAACCCCGTTGTGCTGCTGCGAAGCCACCCAGCGGGTCAGCGCGTTGCGCCATCCCAGTTCCGCTTCGTCTGCGTTAACACGGGTGACCATCAGCAACTTGCCAAGGCCCGCTTCCATCTTCTTTTTGCCCTTGCCGTCACCCTTGCGCGGAGCGAACGGGGTGCCGTCGACGTTCTGCTGGTCCCGGATGCGCTGGCGGCTCATGCTGCGTACGCGCTTGGTGACGTTGTTCAGCAGACGCCGGCGCAACTGCGGCGGCAGGCTCAGCAAGGCCAGTTGTTCCTGGACGCCGAGGTACCCGCGCACGTCGAGCTCGAAGGTGCTACGCGCCATCGCCGGTCACCTCGCCACGCTCTGCCACCCACAAATCGAACGGAATGAACGACCAGGTCTTGCCATAGGCGATGATTTCACCGTCCGGATCCTCTGCCAGGTACTGGGGCTCGGTGAATTCCAGCTTGATGTCCACGTCTGCCAGGTCATCGTCGACCATGGTGATATCGAACTGGGCGGGCTGCAGGTCGTCGCGGTCGTCGTCGTTGGTTTCCAGCCAACTGCCCACCAGCGCCATCAGACGCCCCGGGTGATCGGCGAAGCGCTCCAGGACGATGGTCGCGGTGTAGTTCATGTCGCCCATGTGCATGCCCTGCTCGCCCGGCTTCCAGATCAGTTCCAGGCTCACCTGGTCGGTCCAACTGTCGAGCTGTTCTGCCGCCACCAGCTGGCGTTCGATGAGGTAGGCGGTCAACGCCTTGAGCTTGGTCACAGCAGTTTTGCCGTCATACGCCCACGGCCCTGCAGCGAGCGCACGGCCTGCTGACTGAACGCGAGAAAGGTGTCCGATCGTTCTGGCAGTTCCTTGCCGACGTTCTCCGCGCTTTCGCGGCGGGACACGGTGGCGAACTGGGTCAGCAGCGTGGCCTTGGCGCGGGTGTAGACGGCGCGCTTGTACTGCGCGATCTGAAAGGTGCGCTCTGGCAGGACTGTGGTGTCTGCAGACTCAACGCTTGACACTCCAGCGCCCTGCCAGCGCGCTTTGCACGTGGCCAGGTCGAGGTTCACCTCGTGCATGGCGGTAGTAAGTTCAGCGGCCAGCAGCTCTACCAGGTATTCCGCCGGCAGGCGGTAAGCCTTCTGGAACTCGGACACGGAGAGGTTCGGCCAGAAGCCGTCGTTCTCTATCGCCTGTTCCACAAAGGTGGTGGGTTTGCCGGAAAAGCCTGTCATTGCTGGCCGCTCAAATAGGGCAGGTTGCTGCTACGGGGAAGGTCGGGGTCACGAATGACTCAGCCTTTCCGTAGCAACTCCCTGCGGGGGGGAAGTCGGTTATTCGGTTGATGCTTCGGCTTTCTGCTTGGCCAGCGCCTTGCGGGCGGCGTCGAGGCGGGTTGTTACGCGGATTTCCGGGTAGAGGATCTCTGCGCGCTCCAGGTGCGTGATCGCTAAGGCCCACTCTTGGCGATCGATGGCCATCAGGCCGAGCAATCGGTGAAAGCGGGCCGGAATACGCTCGAAGAGCTTCCATTCGCCGTCGACACGCGGCAGCAGATTGGAAACGTAGGGTTCAGGGCTACGCCCAGCCTTGTATTCCGCGTCAGCCCAATTGATGAGTTCATCCGCGACAAAGGTCGGCACGTTGCGTTTGAAACGCTCCGGCAGCACCTGCCCCTGGGCAATGGCGAAGTCAGCCAGTTCGAGGCCTGCAGTCAGCTCGGCGGTATCGAACAGCCACACCAAAACCTGCATCATCACGGGGTTCGGGTAATTCAACTCGGATTCGCGGTACCGCCGGACGTAGTCCTGGTATTTGGGCAGCAGCTCGTCACGCTTGAGCTGCTGACGCAGTTCGCGGCTGTCGATCGCGCTGATCCGCTCCAGATCCACAGCCAAAGCGTCTTCCATCAGCTTCAGATGTTTCTGGGCATTTGCACGGCTGGAGAGTGCAGCGGCGGGCGAATATGCCGCCGCTGCGGCACCGGCGACAGCTGCGGCTGTGCCTTGTGCAAGTACGCGCCGCTTGTGCGCCAGTGCCAGGCTCATCAGACCAGCTCCACGTTTTCGGTCAACGCGAACTTTTCCAGCTGCTCGATCACATAGCCTTCGTTACGGCTGTTGTAATCCTCGACGCGGGAGCGTTTCGGGTTGTCGATGGTTTGCTTGCGCCAGCTGGAGTCCTGGAAGTAAATCGACAGGTTGTCGAAGCTGGTGACCGTCACCGCGTTGACCGGGAAGAACGGGATGCTGAAGCTCGGCAGGCCGCCATAGGTAGCGATCACCTGAGCGTCTTCGATGCGCTCTTTCTCGGTCGGCACGTCGCCTTGCTTGGCGTACAGCTTGGCTTTGTCAGCCGCCAGCAGGTCACTGCCGATGATCGCGATCAGGTCGCCGCCGTCGCGCAGACGTTCGTCGACCAGCTGCTTGGTGTCATGCACCAGGGCGTCGAGGTTGGCGTAATCACCACCCACGCCCAGCGTGACCTTGCCAGCGACCTTGGCACCTTCGGACATGACCTGCGCAGGGATCTGCTCGCGAGCAATCTGCAGCCAGCCCTTGTTTACGTCCTGCAGCATCGGATAAGCGACGAGGTCAGTTTGTGGCGCTGCGTGAGTGCCGTGGAAGCCGACCATGATGCGGTCCAGTGCGATCTGCTTTTGCACCGCTGCGGAATACTTCTGATGGAAGTCCGGAAACTTCGCCCAGGCATCGATCTTCGCGTAAGGCAGGCTCACATCGGATTCGGTCGACGACAGCTCGTAGGTGCTGTCATCCAGTGCCGACGCATCCTTAGCTTCGCGGTCCTTGGTCTTGGTGTCGGTACGGCCGGACACTGGGCCCGAGACGCCGAGGAAGACCTTCTGCCCTTTGATCTCCGTCACTGGGACGACGTTGATGCGCTGCAGGAAGTCCGACTTGGCGGTGATCGCCTCGTTCAGCTCTTGGGCGATGGTTGGCTCGACGCTGAACATCCGGTTTGCCAAGTCCACGCCGTAGGATTCGGCGATGGCCAGCTGCATTTCGGCGTACATCTTGGCGCCGTGGTTACTCAGGGAATACGCCATGTCAGAGCACCCGCTTCTTCTGGGGATCAGCGGCGCCGGTAGTGCGCTGCAGATCGCGGCCTTTCGGGGTGTTCAGCAGTGCGCTGAACTGCTTTTCGAGGCGGGCAACACTGGCAGCGAGCGCCTGATTGCCTTTGCCCGCGCGGCGGAACTCACGTTCTTCCTCGGCGGTGGTGACGATCGCATCGACGGCGGTCTGTACGTCATCGATCGGCGCAGCGTCGGGTTCTGGTGCGTCTTCAGCTGCAGGCTCGATCACTGCCTGAATGCCGGCAGCGACAACAAGCAGTTGAGCCAGCAGGGCTTTCAAGGCCGTAGCTGTAGCTTCATCCATTGGGGGTTTGCTCTCGGTTGGGGTGTTCGGGGCGTCGGTCGACGCAGGCTCTTGCGATTCGCCAACGGCGAAACGCTTGAAAAGAGTGCTGAGTAGCGTTGCCAGCTTGCCCAGCTCGCCTTCGGGCTTTTCTTCGTCCAGCAACCCGAGCGGAACGGACGCTGCGAAATAGGCGCTTTTCCCGGTCTTGTTGGAGAAGTAGAGTTCTTGCGTGCCTACGCTGGCAGGCTCGTCAGTGACGGCCATGCCGGTGAGGTAGGCTTTGCCGGTACCACGGAAATTCGGGGTGATTTCGATGCTGCTGAACAGCTTCTGGCCTTGATCGTTGAGCCACAACAGACGGTCGTTCGGCTTCAGCTGTGCTTCCAGCGCTACCTGGCCAGGCTCCAGATCGTCGGCTTCCTCGACCAGGCGAACCGAATAAACGGTGCCATGCGAGCCGTGCCAGCGTTCGTGATCGCACCAGATCACAGCCGTGTACAAAGACGACTTGTAGGTCTCAGCGATATCGCGCAGCTCCTGGGGAAGGATCTCGCGACCATCAACGGTCAGGCCGCTGGTGGCGACACGTTTCCAGAACGAAACAAGGGAACGGGGCATGGGTGATAACTGCGCTCAATCGGTGATTTGAGGCCCCAAGATATGGAGCTGCAGCCCCTCTAACAAACGGTTTACCTGCGCGTATCTCCTATAATCGAGTTGTAGGTTATTCGAGGAAATTAACCCCGAGTTTCCAGCGTTTTCGCCGCATAGACTGCGGCCCATGTACTACTCAACCGAAGTCAAAGAAGCCGCCAAACGCCTGTTTCTGCGTCGCTACAAAGCGAAGGAAATTCAGGCGCAGCTCAACCTGCCCAGCATTCGGATCGTTTACTACTGGATGCGCCAGGGCAATTGGGAAGACATGCTCTCGGATGAGGAACCGCTAACCGCAGTGAGCCGGCGTATCACGCTGCTGCTGGAAAAACAGACGTCATTGAGCAAGGACGATCTGAACGAGCTGGACCGACTGACAACCCTGCGTGAACGTCTAGCAAAGCAATGTGCAAAGCCAACATCGGCGACGCCGATCGATTACCAGGACGACACTGGCCAGCCCCGTCAGGAGCAGCGCAACCAGCGTCAGGAACGAGGCGAGCGGAACGGTAAAGGCGGGAAAAAACGGGAGAAGGCACCAAAGAACGATGTCAGCGAGCTGACCGAAGTCGACTTCCTGGACAAGTTCATCAGCAAAATGTACGGCTACCAGAAAGAGCTGTACCAGGCGAAGCTGAACCCGCTGACGTCGCGGATCCGCAACGTGCTGAAAAGCCGGCAGGTCGGCCTGACCTACTACTTCGCCGGTGAAGCATTCATGGATGCTGTGCTGACGGGTGATAACCAGGTGTTCCTGTCGGCCAGCCGCGCACAGTCGGAAATCTTTCGCAGCTACATCATCTCGTTCGCCCAGGAATGGTTCGGACTTGAGCTGACCGGCAACCCGATTGTGCTCAGCAAGGACGGCAAGCCGTGGGCAGAGCTGCGCTTTCTCAGCACCAACAGCAGCACAGCGCAGGGTCACCACGGCCACGTATACGTCGACGAATACTTCTGGATTCAGAATTTCGAGAAGCTGAACACCGTCGCGTCGGCCATGGCCACCCACAAGAAGTGGCGCAAAACCTATTTCTCGACGCCCAGCGCCGTTTCGCACCAGGCGTACCCGTTCTGGACCGGCGAAAAATTCCGCAACAGCAAGCGCAAGAATGCGAAAGATCCATGGCCGACTGACCATCACATCGCCTCGGGGGCGCTCTGTCCGGACGGCCAGTGGCGCAAGATCATCACCATCCTCGACGCCATTGCCGGCGGCTGCGATCTGTTCGACCTGGAGCAGCTGCAGCTGGAGTACGACGAGGATAAGTTTGAACAGCTGTTCATGTGCAAATTCATCGACAGCACGCAAAGCGCTTTCGGCCTGGCCGATCTGGAGCGCTGCTACTCCGACCTGTCGTTGTGGACCGATTACGACCCCGACGACCCGCGCCCATTCGGCAACAGCCCGGTGTGGGTCGGTTACGACCCGAGCCGGACGCGCGACGACGCCACATGCGTAGTCATCGCGCCGCCGCTGGAAACAGGTGGCAAGTTCCGGATCCTGGAGAAGCACAGCTGGCGTGGCCAGTCATTCAAGTACCAGGCCGAGCAGGTCAAGAAAATTACCGAGCGCTTCAACGTCCAGCACATTGGCATCGACACCACGGGCATCGGCTACGGGGTGTTCGACATGGTGCGCGACTTCTACCCGCGTGCGACCTCGATCCATTACAGCCTGGAGACCAAAAACACATTGGTCCTCAAGGCGCAGGACACGATTCAGGGAAGCCGTATCGAGTGGGACGCAGGCTGGAGCGATATCGCCCAGGCGTTCCTGACCATCAAGCGCGGCACCACCGGCAGCGGCCAGGTGACGTACAGCGCGTCACGCACGGATGCCACCGGCCACGCGGACATTGCTTGGGCAATCATGCACGCCCTGGCCAACGAACCCCTCAACACCAACAAGTCGCGGCGCAGCCGCTACGTCACCAGCGGACAAGGGTCACATGTCTCGACGCCACAGAAAGCAGGACAAACCACCGGTGCACGCGCCCAAAGGGCCGATGCGGTCATTCACATTCGGCGCACCGGAAGCGGTGTTGAGCGACAACATAGCGCAGTACCTGGGCGTGTTCGCCAGCGACGACGGCAAGGTGTTCACCCCGCCAGTGTCGCGGTTGGGCCTGGCCAAGCTGCTCAAGGCCAACGCCCATCACGGCGCGATTCCAGGGTTCAAACGCAACTTATTGCTGCGTGAGTTCATCCCCTCGGATGGATTCTCCACGGCGACGATGAGCCGTGCCGCGCTCGACTTCATGGTGTTCGGCGAGACGTACCTGTATCGCAACCCAAACGCCTTGGGGCAGGTATTGGAGATGCAGCACCTGCCGGCCATCAATATGCGGGTGAAGATCGGCGGCGGGTTCGTCCAGTTGCTGCCAGGCGGGAAAGAGGTCGAGTTTGAAGAGGATGAAATCGAACACATCTTCAACTACGACGTGGAACAGAACATCTACGGCGTCCCTGACTACCTGGGCGGCCTGCAGGCGCTGCTGCTCAACGAAGCCGCCACGCTGTTCCGCCGGCGCTACTACGCCAACGGCGCGCACGTGGGTTACATCTTCTATTCCAACGACCCGAACATGAGCCAGGAGGACGAAGACAGCCTGCAATCGCAGATCGCGGACGCCAAGGGCGTAGGCAACTTCCGGTCGATGTTTGTCAACATCCCCGGCGGCAGTGAAAAGGCGATTCAGATCATCCCCGTCGGCGACTTCCAGGCGAAGGATGAGCTGGAGAAGGTCAAGAACATTACGCGCAACGACGTGATCGCAGCATGGCGGATGAACCCCGCGCTCGCCGGCATCATCCCGGAAAACAGCGCCGGTTTTGGGGATATCGAAAAGATTGATCGGGTGTACACCAGCAACGAGATTAGGCCGATCTGTCAACTTTTCGAGCAGGTGAACGATACCCTTCGGGCCGACAGGCAAATTCACTGGCGGGACCCCGCTGCAACAGCTGATAACACTATATCTAGTGTTTAAGAAAGGGATCCAACCTAGAAAACATGGCAATATAGTGGCTAATCAGCTGACCCTGGGGAGGGACACATGCGGATCTATTGCACCGTCTGCGAGCACAAGGGACGTATCAGTTCGAGGGAGGAAGTCTCCCGAATGTTCGCCAAGCTCTACTGCCAATGCCTGGACGCAAAGTGCGGGCACACCTGGGTCGCGCACCTGACGTATTCGCACTCTCTGAGCCCGTCAGCGCAGACATTTGAAAGGATGTTGTTTGATCGGCTGAAGGACTTGCCCAGGGCGAAACAGCGCGAGCTGTTTGATCAGTTGGGCACTCAGGCGGTGGCGTAGATCCCGGATCGCCGACCTCCGCATCGCCGGCGATGACCTACGTGTTACCGCAGCGTGAAGCGCTAGTTACGTGGCTACACCTTCTTCCGGGTTTTCAGCCAGCAGCTCTGTGAGGCGTTTCAGTTGCTTTCGCTCTTGTTCATTGAGACGGCGAAAAACCTGAATCAGGCGCCGCTCGATCTTCGTCAGCGAGTGCCATTCAAATTCAACTGTTTCAGGGAAAAGATTACCAACCTTGGTGTTATCCAACATGCGTGATTCTCCGATTATGCATAGCTGAATCGAAGGTATCGGCGGGGTGCTGGCTGCTATATGGCGGAGTGTCAGTAATGTTTCAAATATTTTGTTACAACTTAATTCGACTGTTTGGCAACGTCATCAGCCATCGCTTTCAGGAAGCGCCGGACTGCCGTTTGGTCTTCCGGAGGTATGCTCCGGTACTGCCTGACAATCATGTCCTCCACATCGGAAAGTGCGTCGAGCGGGAGAGTAGAGCGCACACCGTGAAGGATGTAGTTGGTATCAAAACCAAAGCGAGCACCGGCCCGGCTGAGATACGACGCGGTGGCATCACTGTCTCCGCCCTCATAGTTGGCCTGCGTTCGCTTGGACACGCCCAAAGCTTCGGCCAATTGATCTTGCGTCATGCCGCAACGCTTGCGCTCTTCCTGGAGCCTTGCACCTATCAAATCCGATTCCTGCAAAATATTTCATCCGCCGTATTTACAAATGCACAAAGGTGCATCAAAGTGCATTCCACACCACATGAAATTGCACGGAAATGCACTATGCCTAACACCACCATCACCGAGCAAGCCCGCCAGAAAGCGCGTGAAGAGCTGGAACGGAAGGGACAGACAGCGAAAGGTTTTGCGGATCAACATGAGTTAAACCCCAGCACCGTATATGCGGTGCTGAGTGGCCAGAGCCATTGTCGCCGTGGGGAGGCACATCGCGCCGCCGTACTGCTCGGTATCAAAGACGGCGTGATTGCACAGTAATGGCCAGGTCATTGAGGGGAAACCAGAACGTGAAGGTTCCAGTTCTAAGCACTCTGCGCGAAGTGGTCAGCGCGATCATCTGTGCATATCCCGGGGGTCGTGAATGCGCTGCTGCTCGCCTCGGCATGAACTTGAAGAAGTTCGATAACCACGCCTACGAGAACAACGGCATTCGGCCACTGACTGAAATCCAGATCCGCCAGTTGGAGCTGCAAACCGGCACCACTCACATGCCCAACTATGTGGCGGCGCTCTATGGCGGCATCTTCGTGCCGGTGGCTGACCCTGCAACGCTGGACGGCGTCGAGCTGTACACGATGTCTGTCCATGTTGCTGCGAAGCGCGGAACAGTGGACCAAGCCATTGCCAAAGCATTGGGCGACGGAGTGATCAGCGAAGCCGAAGCCGAGGCGATCATGTCCGCCCATAACCTGCATATGGCTGCTCGGCACGCCGAAGTCCTTGCTGCGATCGAGCTACACCGTCAACGCCCGGAGTCGGCGCGATGAACACCACAATTGATTACCAGGACTTCCTGCAGCGGGCGACGTTGCGCTATCTGATGCGCCATCAACTGGAACACCTAGGAGATGACACCCAACTGTTTCAGCGCACAGCCCATCACATGGCCAAGGTCTATGAAATGCGGTTGAGCGAAGCAGAAACGCTTGTCAACAAATCGATGACCGAGCTGGCAGTTGCGCGCGGCCGGGAACGCCTAGATATGGCCACTGGTTCAAATCACACGATTGTAACTGACCCCAGTACCGGCCAATCCTGGGCGATTCCAGTCAGCCTGATAATCGAAAGAATCATTGATACACCGGACCACGGCTGTTACCGCATAGCAGTCCTTTAAACCCCTTTAGATCAACGCCTACCCCACGTCTCGTGGGTTTGGGTGAGCTGCGCCCGAATTCGAGGTTTTTGATGGGAAACGCACTGCAAATCACCGCCCAAATGCCAGCTGCTGAGGCCGAAGCGCTGCTGGCTGCCATGCGCCAAAGCTACAGCACAAGCCTCAACGAGCACTGGTACGCGGATGAGTTTCGCTACGTCCCGAACGAAGAACGGCACAACTCGATCCTCAAGAAGAAACCAGCGATGGCAGCGCAGAAACGCCTAATGGCCGCGCTGTCCCTCAGCCTTAAAGCAGTGAAGCAATCATGAGAGACGATCTTCGTCACGACGTCCTGCAGCGCATCCAGTCCGACTACGGGCTGAAACATCGCGCACCGACCAACTACATGCGCGGAGGTATCTGCCCGAAGTGCCACAAGAAGGAGCTGTACACGCGCTTCGATAGCCCATGGCAGCTAATTTGTGGCCGGCAGGAAAAGTGCGGCCACACGCTCCACGTCAAAGAGATTTACGACGACCTGTTCGAGGACTGGAGCAAGCGAGCCCCAGCTACCGAGAGCGCTCCGACGGCAACCGCTCGTGCCTACATGGAATTCGCTCGCGGGTTTGACATGTCTCTGATTGCTGGCTGGTTCACGCAGGAGACGTTTTATTCGTCGAGTGATCAGGCAGGTAGCGCAACGGTGCGTTTCGCCCTGGAGAAGGGCGGCTACTGGGAACGGTTGATCGACCGGCCGGCCCGCTTCGGGAAGATGAAAGCCCGCTTCAAGCCTGGTGAAAGTTACCGCGGCGTTTGGTGGTGCCCGCCCTGTGTGGACCTGCTGGAAGTGAAAGAAATCTGGATCGTTGAAGGCATCTTCGACGCCATCGCCTTAGTGCACAACGGCGTTTCCGCAGTGTCGGCGATGTCATCAAATGCGTTTCCGGAAGAGTCTCTGAAAGCACTCCTGCGCGATCGGACCGAGAAGCTGCCAAAGCTTGTTTGGGCTCTCGACAACGAACCAGGTGCACACGGTTACACCCGCCGCTGGGTACGCCAGGCTCGCGAAATGGGCTTCGTCTGTCACGCCGCTCAGATCCCGCAACGTGACGGCCGCAAGGTTGATTGGAACGATCTGCATCAGCGGTGGGCATTCGTCGAGGGGGACGAGAAACGCGCAACGCAGGTCAGCGCGGATCTGAAACATGCCCGCCATCAGGGAGCGCTGTTGATCGCCGATAACGCTGCCGAGAAAGCGTTGCTGATGTACGACTGGAACAAACGTGGGGAATTCCACCTTGGCTTCGGTAACCGTCTCTACTGGTTCAAGCTGGATATGGAGAAATACAACCGCGCCATACAAGACATCGAAAACAGCGAAACGCAGGAAGACCAGCAGCTCAATAACTCGCAGATGCGTGAAAAGGCTCTGCAACAGTCCGGTAGCGTTGTGGAGATCGCCAACTGCTACCCGCAGGCTCTGTATTTCCAGCGCAATGAAGTCACGGATGAGTCCTGGTACTACATGCGCGTCGACTTCCCGCACGATGCCGGCAGCGTGAAAAATACCTTTACCAGCGGCCAGCTCGCCGCCGCCAGTGAGTTCAAGAAACGCCTGTTGGGCATGGCCGCCGGCGCGATGTACACAGGCAGCGGCCAGCAGCTCGACAAACTGATGAAAGATCAGCTGTACGGCATCAAAACCGTGTCGACCATCGATTACGTCGGCTACAGCAAGGAATACGGCTGCTACATCTACGGTGACGTCGCGGTCAAAGACGGCACCGTCTACCCAGTTAACAGCGAAGACTATTTCGAGTTCGGGAAAATGCGCCTCAAGACCCTGCAAAAAGGTGTGCCGGTGCAGCTGCAGCGTGATTCGAAAGGATACGACGAAGAGTGGCTTCGCCTGCTTTGGATCTGCTTTGGCACCCAAGGTCTGGCAGCGCTGCTGTTTTTCTTTGGCTCGCTGTTCTGTGAGCAGATCCGCGCCCGTTACCAGTCGTTTCCTTTCCTGGAAGCCACAGGCGAAGCCGGCGCAGGTAAAACGACGTTGCTCAACCTCCTGTGGAAGCTGCTCGGTCGTGAGGGCTACGAAGGGTTCGACCCGATGAAATCGACTAAGGCTGGCCGGTCCCGCTTGATGGGGCAGGTATCAGGCATGCCCGTCGTGTTCCTGGAAGCCGACCGTCACAGCGAGGACAAGGCGCACGCCAAAACCTTCGAATGGGACGAGCTGAAAGATTTTTTTGGCGGCGGCACGCTGGCCACCAAAGGCGTCAAAACGGCGGGTAACGAAACCTACGAACCTCCGTTTCGCGGCACTATCGCCATCAGCCAGAACGCGGCTGTGGTCGCCCATGAGGCAATCATGACCCGCATTGTGAAGCTGCACTTCATCCGTCCGAGCGTGACGCCTGAGAGCCGCGCCGCTGCTGACAAGCTGAACGCGCTGGATGGGACGACCTTGAGTCATTTCCTGCTGCAGGCGGTGCGCAAGGAAGCGGAAGTGATGGAGCTGTTCAGCAAGCATTTCCCTGAGCACGAAACCAAGCTGCGCAGGTTGCACACCCATTGTTTTGCCTGCGACACCCAGTTCGCCGGCGACGGTGCCTGCCGCAAGTGCGGGAACGGATTGCGGGGCTATATCGGTGTCGAGCGGATTATTAAGAATCACGCCCAGCTGTTCGCCCTGCTCGATGCCATTCGCCTGGTGGTCAGCCTCACAGAAGTACAGGTCAGTTCTACGCGCCGGCAGATCGTGGAAATGGCGCTTGAGCGTCAGAGCACCACCAATGCCGATCACAGCGCTGTGGCCGAGTTCTGGCAGGTCTATGACTACCTCGAATCGCTCTATGACGAGCCTCTGGTCAACCACAGCAAGAACCCCGACGTCATCGCTATCAACCTCAATGAATTCGCCGAGCGCGCCGCTGAACACCGCCAGAAGCTGGCAGACGTCACGACGCTGAAAGACCTGCTCAAAGAATCCCGCAGCCACAACTACCTGGACTACAAGGCCGTCGACAGCGCTGTGCGCTCGGCGCAGGCCATCAAGAACCCAATGGTCACACGCTGCCCCACCGTCAAGTGCTGGATCTTCAAGGCCTAACCAGGAGCGATATCGATGCAGATTCAAGTACTCAACTACTCCCGCACTGACGAATCGTCCGACCTGATTCCTTTCATCATCGCAAACCTGAAAGAGACACCCGATGGCCTACCGATCGTGCATGCCGGGGCGTATGCCGTGGACGGCCTTGTGGGGATTCTGGAAGTACGTGCAGTTCGAGGCGAGCGCGAAATTCTGGTGATGGATTGTTCGCGGGCACACGTCCAGGGGGTTCTGGAATGGGGCTCATGCGATGACGAAGGGGAGTTCGAAAGTTTGGTGATTCACCTGATGCGAAAGACCTAGCGAATCATTGATAGAGCGCCGGCGAGTGCCGGTAATTGAAGGGCGTCAAGGGGTTGCACCCCCTCGACACCGACCACCACTGAGGGCAACACCATGCAAGCACAGCACCAAAGCAGCAGCAATTCGAAGGCTACCACATCGCATGACCAGGGCGCGCAGTCAGCTCGCCACTTGATGGCGATCCGGATGGTTGGCACTGCGCTATTTGATTACCAGGTGAGCAAATCCCCTGGTGCACGGATCCGCCTTGAATGCCTGGCCACCATGGCCCATCAGCTCGGAGACCTCAGCGAGACCGAAACCGCTGTTGTGGCCCAACTGCTGGCCAAACCAATATCTATAGGAGCATCCGTATGAACATCATCGAGGCGACGGCCGTGCCGATGCCTAAGGCGATGACTACTCGCGGCCGGCCCACGCTGGCAAGTAAACGGCTGGATCTCCCCAGCATTTGTGACATTTGCGGGCGAGCCCGATCGACTCGAAGTCATCAGACCTGCAGCCGCACTCGACAAGAGCGTAAGGCCGATGAATGGGCCGCACTCATGGCTGAACGCTTAGCGGCTCGTCTTGCAAAACAACAGCGATACAGACGCTAGTCTGGCTGCAGGGCAATAAACGCATCGCGGGCAGCTAAGCTTCCAACCATTAGAAAATCTGCTAACAGCTTCTAATAACAGGCCCACCGGCATTTCACCACAATACCGGTGGGGCTTTTTCATGAGAAATACCATGGGAAACGGAACCGCATCGGTCCTCGACTTTGAGGATCTGCAGCGTATAACGGGCTATCAGCGCCGATCGGACGTGGAACGGACCCTGACCGAACAAGGCATACGGATGTTCCGTGGTCGAACTGGGCCATGGACTACCATTGATTTGATCAATTTGGCGGGCGGCGTTGGGCCGGTCCTGTCGGAGCGGTACGACGCAGACATCTTATGAAGAAAGCTCGCAAGCGGAAGCACAATCCGCACATACCCGCTCATATCGACCAGGCCGCGCTCCCCGCGGCCATTTACTTTGATCATCGGGACGGCGGTGTCTGGTACACCCTTCACAGGGACGAAACCGGTAAACAGCGCCGACGTAACGTGGCACCTGCCGATGTGTCGCTAGCTGAACTGCACCGGATCACGGACGAGGTGTCGAACGTCGACAGGGGCACGCTTCGTTATGTCTGTGCAAAATTTCATGAAAGCGATCGATACAAAAAGCTCAAGCCAAAGACGCACGATGACTACTGCGACTCCCGCGACGTCCTGCTAACCATCCCCACTAAATTGGGTAAGCCGCTCGGCGATCTTGCTGTGAAGAAATTCACCGCCGCCCTGGTGCAGCGCATTGTCGATCGATTGGCAGACGAGGGCACACCCTCGAAAGCTGCACACGCCCTGCGATATCTCCGACGAGTTCTGCAGTGGGGACGGAATCGTGGCTATCTTGAGGTCAACCCGGCGCTGGGCATTGAGGCGCCCATCGAACGCAAACAGCGCCGCCTGCCCATCCAGACTGTGATGGACGAGTTGATTGACAGGGCGACAGCCCGTGGCAGGCTCGCCCGCAACGAACCAGGCGGATGTCCGGAGTACCTTTCCATCGCGATGGAGCTGGCGTATCTGTGCAGACTTAGAGGCATTGAGGTCGTAACGCTCACTGATGCCAACGAACTGGACGAAGGGATACTGACAAACAGGCGGAAAGGAAGCCGGGACAACATTGTTCGATGGACGCCACGTCTGCGCTCCGTTTGGGACAGTGCGAAAGCCTACCGTTCCAACATCTGGGAAAAGCGCAGAACGCCAATCCCGATCAGCCCAGACAAGCGACCGATCATTGTCGCAAGCCACGGCGGCGCGCTACGGAAATCGAGCCTGGATACTGCATGGCAAAGATTTATTACCCTCGCGCTCAAAGACGAAATCATTACGCCTGAGCAGCGTTTTGCATTGCACGACCTAAAGCGCCGGGGCATTACGGACACCACCGGCAACAGAGCGGACAAGCAGGAAGCTAGCGGCCACCGCGATCCGAAGATGATGGACGTCTATGATCATAGTGTTCCGATCGTTTCCCCTTCCGCTGATTGAACCACCCAAGGATGAACAACATGACATTTGTGGAGTGTTACCTAGAAGGTGCGGTGCAAGAGAATGATATTGAATGGTGGGTCACTGCTTGGCACGCTGGGATCTTTGGTAGTGGGCTCCTACTCCATGAGTATCTGGGCCTCACCTGGGACGAATATGCCCAATGGGCCAGTGATCCATCCGCGCTCCCTCACATACTTGAAGCCCGCACCGGAAGCCTGCACGCATAGCCTCACGCGTAACTGACATATCCGCCCTGCTGACTGAGCAAATCCCACGTAACAAAGGATACTGAGCCCGCTAAAAATGCGGGCTTTGGCGCATCAGCACGTAACAAGGAATCGCGTAACTCCTTGATTTCTATGTATGGACCAGCTTCCTTGTAATCAGTAGGTCCCGGGTTCGACTCCTGGTGCCGGCACCATACAAGGTTCCAGAGAAGGCTTTCAAAATCTCTGGAACCCCCGAAAACCCGCCCTCTGGCGGGTTTTTTCGTTTTGGCGTTCCGTCGGATTCCAAGGGTAGCCAGCGCTAATAAGGGTAGTTTTAAGGATAGAGGTCCGTTTCGATATCGGAGACTACCCTTATGGCCCGCACCACTGCCCCGCTTACAGACACCGCCTGTCGCACGGCAAAGCCCAAAGAGCGCGAGTACAAGCTCTTCGACGGCGACGGTCTCTACCTGCTTGTGCAACCCAACGGCCGCAAAGGCTGGCGGCTCAGGTACGTGAAACCCGATGGCCGCGAAGGCCTGACCGCCCTCGGCAGCTACCCGGTGGTCGGGCTGGGCGACGCACGCCGCAAGCGCTTCGACATCAAGCAGCAGCTCGCAAACGGCATAGACCCGATCCAGTCCAAGCAACAAGCCAAGACCCAGGCCGTGATCAATGGCCGCACCTTCGAAAGCGTTGCGCTCGACTGGCACGCGAGCATGGTGCCCAAGTGGGCGCCCGGCCACGCCAAGACAGTGCTCAGCCGCTTGAAGACTCACGTATTCCCTTTGATCGGTGCCAGAGCAATCGTTGAGTTGGACACCCACGACCTCATGCAACCACTGGAAGCCGTGACGAAGCGCGGCACCATCGACGTGGCGCTCAGGATCAAGAACTACCTGCAAAGCATCATGCGCGAAGCCAAACGGCTGCGGCTGATCACAGCGAACCCAGCTCACGACCTCGATGGCTCGATCAAGACACCACGGGTAACTCACAGACCCGCACTACCCTTATCGCGGCTGCCAGAACTACTGGCATGCATCGAGAACTACAGAGGTCGCCCGCTCACGCGCCTCACGGTGATGCTGTCGTTGCATGTATTCGTACGCTCCAGTGAACTGCGCTTCGCCCGTTGGAATGAGTTCGACCTCAAGCGCGGAATCTGGGAAATCCCCGACACCCGCCCGGCGCTGGACGGCGTGCCGTTTTCCACAAGAGGTACGAAGATGGCTGGGGACATTCACTTTGTACCCTTATCGCCGCAAGCAGTGGCCTTGCTTGAGCAGATCCACGCGATCACCGGCAAGTTCGACCTGGTGTTCGCGGGAGATGCCAAACCGTGGAAACCGATGTCCGAAAATACGGTGAATGCCGCGCTCAGGACGATGGGCTATGACACCAAGGTGGATATCTGCGGCCACGGGTTCCGAGCCATGGCGTGCAGTGCGCTGGTCGAGTCCGGGCTGTGGTCAGAGACGGCCATCGAGCGACAGATGAGCCACAAGGAACGCAACAACGTGCGGGCCGCCTATACCCACAAGGCCGAGTTCCTCGAAGAGCGCCGGATGATCATGACCTGGTGGAGCCGGTTTCTGGAGGCAAACCGCGAGGACCATGTGACGCCGCATGAGTTTGCCAGGCAGACGGGCGAGAACGTCACGCGCCTTCGCAGTGCCAAGAGGACCGAGTAACCCGACGCACCACCACCTCAACTCGCTGTGAAGTTACCCACAGCACCGCATGAAGCTCCTCCGCGCGGGTCCTTTCAAACGGGGCTGCAAAGCCGCCCCGTTTGAAAGGACCATACCTAAGAAAAAAACTGCTGGCACAGCGTACGTCTGTGGAAAACCACTGATGTCCACCGGGGGATAGTTTTATCCACAGGCGCCAAGACCCTGAAATTGCTCTACTTGACGAACATTGCCCACAGGCGTAGACCGGGAGTTGCAAGCGCTGTCGATGACAGCACCCCAGGTGACCCGAACCTTAAAGGTCACGCCGCTCCCGCGGTGGTTCTCCCCAAGGGCGATTAGCATCCGGCAGCTCGCCCGGTCACTACCCATGTGATGGATGCTCTTACACACATAGCGCTCGTGCGCCAGATACACCGTGCCTCGCTGCCCTGCAGCAACCTATCCGCTTGGCCGAATGTTGCACCAACCTGTGCCCGTCTCTTTCTTCTGGAAAGAGACGGGCACTTCTACCACTGCTGCAGCCCTGATCGCACAAGGCTTTGCGGCATTCCCCCTCGTGACAATCGGCGTGACAAATGCCGATGTCACCAGCAACAGCGCTGTAGATGATGGTGCCGCAGACCAGGGAATGGACTGCACCTGACTGACAGTCAGGCATGCCCCGGTCATCGCATTGCTGCTTGCACCTGGCTCAGGATCTCGCGGCGCTGGTCTCGTCAGCCAATGCAGCCTCCACCCGCCCACCGGCAACGGTGCTCAGGAGGCCAGATCATGAGATGCCCTTGCTCCCGGACGTAAGGAGCCGCAAGTCCCGCGTAGAGGACATTCCCCACAGGTCGCAGGGGCCTTGATCCCTGATAACACTCAGCATTCTTGGCGGGATGACGTGGGGCGAGGATCGGAGAGCGAATGATGAGGTGACTGACATGGCATTGGTGGGCAGACGCGATGGTCGCAATTTCGGTTATGGCAGGCAATTGAGCTACGCAGGGCCGCAGGCGCTTAAGGACATGTTCGGTGGCGGTCATTACGGCACGGTCAAAGCGCACTGTGATCGGTGGCAGGCATTCGTGAAGTGGTGCCGCTCCGATCAGGGCCCCGGTTTCAATGATGCGCGACAGATTGATCGGAAAGTGTTGACCGACTATGCGGTGTATCTGCGTGACCTGGTTGGGCGCGATGATCTCGCCATCAGCACCGCACAAAATCGGCTATCTAGCGTTAACAGGACCATGGCGGCGCTTCGCGGTGATCAGTGCGTGAAGTTGCACAGTCCGAGCAAGGCGCTGGGAATGCAGCGCACTGGAGTTCGACTGTCGGTGCCGCAAGGCCAAGACCGCGAACAGGCTAAGCAGATCGTCGATGCGCTATGCCGTCATCATCACCCACGCGCTGCCGCGATCGTTCTATTGGCGCGAGCCACCGGCATGCGCTTGCGTGAGGCCATCTTGGCTGACCTGCCACGGCTAAGCCGCGAGGCTAACGACCTAGGCAGGATTAACATTCAAGACGGCACCAAGGGCGGCCGCGCCGGCGCTTCGGCGCCACGTTGGATCGCAGTGGACGAAAATGTCCGACGTGCACTTGGGGTTGCACTGCAGGCGACACCTGCAGGTAGCCACAACCTGATTGCTCCACACGAAAGCTACCTGAATGTTCTACGAGAAATCCTCCGCCCTGCGCGGGACATACTGCATGCACACAATCTGCAAGGCTTCCATGAGCTACGAGCAGCCTACGCATGTGAGCGCTATGAGCAAATCACCCAATACCCTGCGCCTATTAACAGCGGCCAATATTGCCAGGTAGATCGGTATCTAGATCGTGAGACCCGGAGGCAGATCAGCCATGAACTTGGCCATGGACGGATTGACGTAGTCGCTGCCTACATCGGTGGGCGGAGATAAGTAAGCAATTCGACATGCAACTGTTCTTGGCTGGAGTGCTGACCGGCTCGCACGCAACCCGACAGCGTCATGTGCGCCAAGCGAAAATCGTCCAGGCTGAAATTGCAGAGCGCTGGCAGCGAGAAACGCCTTGGGGTTGGCAGAGAAAGCATGTGGCTTGGTTTCTCGAGCATCGCTTAAGCCACCGCAGTGAGGAGACACGGTACTATTACATGCTAACGGTCCGGCTGCTCGCTCGACGTCTAGAAAAGTCATGGGTTTTCAATCTCTGAGTGGGACCTGGTGCTAATGGTCAGGACCGACAGCGATCGGGCCACAAGCGGACGTCAGATACCACCTGTCGATAGAGAAGAGGCACGCGACAAGATGGAGGTGCCCATGATGCCAAAACATCAGGTCGTCGCGTAAACGTCTGTCAGATCGTGCATGCGCAAATTACCGAATGACCAGCTACCTCGCTTACCCTCGGTAGAGCTGGAAATGGAGTTCCTAGAGGCATTATTCTGACCGATCTTCGGGTAGATGGGACGCACCAGATACATACTACGCTCGTCTTCGATAGAGCCAAGGCACACGGGAGGTGCTATGCGAATCAAGTTCGTGGAGCTGTCTAATTTTCGAAAGCTGAAGTCTACCCATCTCGATTTTGATAAAAATACGACGATTTTGGTCGGTGCCAACAACAGCGGAAAGACCTCTGCGATGTTGGCGCTGCGCATCTTCCTACTATCGCCAAAGCGCTTGGTGCTTCGCGACGTTACGATTGCCAACTGGACCAAGATCGATCTACTGGGCAGCGAGTGGGAGGTCGGTACGGCGCCCACCGTAGACCTGGATTCGCTCCTTCCTTCGTTGGATGTCTGGCTTGATGTTCCGCTTCGCGAGATCCAGTATGTCGTCGATATCCTACCAACGTTAGATTGGTCCGGCGGGCTGCTGGGGGTTCGACTTGCGTTTCGAATAAAAAATCTTGAAAACCTAAGGAGCGAGTATATTGCGCAACGTGGTGCGGCGCGGGACGCCGCTATCGTTGGGCCGAGCGGTGAGTCGATCAAAATTGCGGTCTGGCCCCGCAATCTCACTGACTTCCTTGAGCGCCGGCTACAGGCACACCTTGAGCTCTTAGCCTACCCTCTTGATCCTGCGGCTGTTGCTCCGCCTGGAAGAAGCGGTCTAGCGACGCCACAAACGCTCCCCGCCAGCGCACTTGCTTTCGAGCATCCGCCTTTCAAAAAACTCATCAAGATTGATGAAATCGCCGCGCAGCGCGACTTTGCCGACGCTACCAGCAACGACGGGAGTGACGACAAAGGGGAGGCGAACAATCGTCGGTTCAAACGTCGCCTCTCGGACCAGTTACGCTCCTATTACGATCGCCATCTCGACCCGTCGAAGACACCTTCGGATAAGGACTACGAAGCGCTCGGTGCAATTCAAGCGGCTGAGCGCAGCTTTGACGCGCGACTTGAGGAAGGCTTTTCTTCTGCCTTTCAAGAGCTGGAGGATCTGGGTTATCCCGGCATGAGTAACCCCAAGCTCAAAATATCCACGCTTCTTAGGGGTACGGATGGGCTCAAGCACGGATCGTCCGTGCAGTATCAGGTTGCGGATCCCTCAGGAGACGGCACCAACACTCTCAAACTACCCGAGGACTATTCAGGGCTCGGTTACCAGAACCTGATCGCCATGGTGTTCATGTTGATGGGCTTCCGCGATGAGTGGATGCGTGTAGAAAAGGCAGGCATTGTCGAGGGCGCCGACGTGTCACACGAGATACAGCCACTGCATCTCGTACTCGTAGAGGAACCCGAAGCCCATCTACATGCACAAGTCCAGCAAGTCTTCATTAATAAAGCTTATGACCTGCTCAGAAAGCACACTGATCTCGGTACTGCTGAAAATTATTGCACTCAACTGATCGTCAGTACGCACTCAAGCCACGTCGCGCACGAAGCGGACTTCGCAAATTTGCGCTATTTTCGGCGCCGGCCGGCGGCGAGTATGGGGGAGACGCCGACCACCACTGTGGCAAACCTATCCTACATATTCGGTGACGGGGACGAGACAAAGCGCTTCGTAAAACGTTACCTCAAGGCGACTCACTGCGATCTTTTTTTCGCAGACGGTGTCATCTTCGTCGAGGGGCAGGCAGAGCGCATTCTGGTGCCTCATTTTATCCGCCATCATTTCCCTGAACTCTCGCGGCGCTACGTTACGCTGCTCGAGCTAGGCGGAAGTCACGTGCACAGCTTCCGCAATCTGGTCGACGCGCTCGGTATCGCAACCCTGATCATTGGCGATTTAGATGCGACTTCCGCGATAAAGATTGTTGACAAAAATAAGCGAGAAACAACTCGCTGGAAGTCGTCTCGCCCCGAACAGGGCAAAGCTCAGCAAACCGCAAACTCAGTCCTCAAGGAGTGGCACCCTAGGAAAAAACTCATTGATGAGCTCGTCGCGTTACCGCCCGATGGGCACATCTCAAAGGCTGGCGGCGACTATGAGCTTTATGTCGCCTATCAAAAGCCAGTCAAAGTAAAGGGGGCTGCTGAAGACGGCAATCTCATCATTCCGCGGACCTTTGAAGACGCCTTGATTTTGGAGAACCTAGCGGTTGCTGGAAAAATCGAAGGCTCGATCACTTCGGCTAAGGTTCGCGGCATTGTCGCTCAGGATCTGTCCGGGGATGACCTTGAGGATGAGCTTTTTGAATTGTTGAAAACGGCCGAGAAAGCAGCGTTCGCGCTTGACTGCCTCATGCTAGAAGACCCCAAAGCGCTCAAACCGCCAAGCTATATCGCGGCCGGTCTCAGATGGTTTGAAGGGGCAGTCGGTAAGGACATCGCTCAGAGCGAAATGCAGGGAACTGAGGACCGAGATGATAATTGAAAAGGTAGCGCCAGACTTCGATGAGAGCGCTGATGCGCTAATCCGGGCTTGCTTGAATCCCGCCGCCCCTCAGAGCTTCTTTCTTTACGCCGGGGCAGGGTCTGGTAAGACGCGCTCTCTGAAAAGGGCGCTCGACACCTTCCGCGAGGATTATGGTGCGACCTTCCGGCGGGCAGGCAAGAAGATCGCAGTGATTACCTATACGAATGTCGCAGCCGACGAAATCGCCGAACGCGTCGGAGAGGATCCACTGTTTCCTATATCGACGATCCATAGTTTCTGCTGGCGCCATATTGAGTCCTACCATAGTGATATCCAGGCGTGGCTTCTTAGCAGACTTCCGGCCGAACTGGCCGACTTACACGAGAAGCAGGCAAAGGGGCGTCCTGGCACAAAGGCCGCGTTAGACCGCGAGAGAGCCATCGCATCCACGATGAAGCGAATTGAATGGCTTAGTGTCCCTCGGCGGTTTACCTATAGCCCCAACGGTGACAACTTCGGGCAGGATTCGTTATCTCACTCTGAGGTGCTAAAAATCACCGCTGCGTTTATCGAAACCAAGCCATCGATGCAGGCGATCTTGGTCAACAGATACCCCTTCTTGCTTGTAGACGAGAGCCAGGATACGAATAAAGGACTGATGGAAGCCTTCTTTGCTCTGGCTTCCGCGCACAAGGGAAAATTTGCGATCGGCCTATTCGGCGATACCATGCAACGCATTTTCCTAGATGGTCATCCTGAGCTTGAACGTTTGGTCCCCGCTGACTGGGCACGTCCGGCTAAGCTCCTTAATCATCGCTCCCCCCAACGCGTGATCGCCCTCGGAAACGTCCTCCGGGAGCCGGTTGATGGCAAACACCAGGTTGCCCGCGAAGACAGCGAAATCGGTGTTGTCCGCCTTTTTGTATCTCCCAACGATGTTCATGATAAGCCCGCCCTTGAGCGACGCGTGCGTGACCGAATGGCCGATTTGTGCAACGACCTCGAGTGGCTTGAAGAAGGGGCGGTAAAAGCCCTGACGCTCGAGCATCACATGGCAGCATCACGACGTGGCTTTCTGGAAATGTTTCAAGCGCTCAACCAAGACTCACGCCTTTCGACAGGACTGCGCACTGGAGACCTAGCCGGGCTCAGATTATTCACCGATCGGGTCGCCCCGCTTATTGCCGCCGCGCGTATGGGGGATGGCTTCGCAGTGATGGCGCATTTGCGTGCTACGTCGCCCCTTCTTCAGCGCATAGCTATCGCGCGGCTCGCTCATACAGATGATCCGCTACGACCAATCCGCGACGCTGTAGATGCACTCATTGCCCTAGATACGGGCCATCAGGAAACAAAGTTTCTAGCTGTGCTGGAGTGCGTCGCAAAACATCGTTTATTCGAAATTCCTGATGCTCTACGCCCCTTTGTTGCCGATGGAGTTGAAGAGAGCGACATCGATCTGGCCGACGAAGAGAGCGAGCCGGGAGAAGAGCAAGCGCCAGAAGAGAGGTCACCAGCCAGCCTGGAGGCTTGGCGAGCATTCCTGGAGACACCGTATAGGCAGTCGATCCCGTTCGCGGAGTACGTAAGTGATAAAGGTCCCCTGGGTACACATCAGGGCGTGAAAGGGCTCGAATTTGAACGCGTCCTGGTGATCCTCGACGATAGCGATGCCCGCGGCTTTCTGTTTTCTTACGACAAACTCTTCGAAGCGACTCCAGTGACAGGGGGTAGCCGTACACCTACTGCAGAGACGGCCGAGGATGCTACCGCTCGTACACGGCGCTTACTATATGTGACATGTACTCGTGCAGAAAAAAGCTTGGCATTGGTGGCTTATACGAAGGATCCGGAAGCGCTTATTGCCGCGGCGCTGCGTAACAAGTGGTTCACTGCGGAAGAAATCGAGAGACTGTAATTTCAAACCAGGATTTAATTGAGAAGCATATGAATCAAAGTCCATTTGAAAACCTGTATGGCTTGGAAGGAAAACTAGACCAAATCTACACGTACTGCAAAGCATTTTTGGATATCGAAAACGATAGAATTGAAAAATTTTCGCTACTATCAATATATCCAACATTCTTACTGGACGGATACCCTGGCACAGGCAAAAGCTCGGCCGCAACCGCTATCTATCAAAGATTAAAAAAAGATTACAACATAGATTTAAAAAGACTAAACATCGACGAGTTAATTTCACATAACTTTGGCGAATCGTCCTCCAATTTGAGAGAATATTTCAACGCCATACAAAGAGAAATAGAAGATAACAATTCTCACTGCTTTTTAGTCATGGATGAAGTAGACTCATTCACAATTAGTCGACACCAAAACGACAACGAAAGCATAAAGCGGATCTTACTAACATTCAATACAATAATAGACGAACTTGTAAGAACCAAAGACATATATAAATATATCGTATTCGCCACCACCAACATTAAAGAAAGCATTGACACGTCCATTCTAAGGAGGTTTTACTTCAAAGAAGACTTCAATATAGTTTTAGACAACAAGCAATTCAAACGCGCCTTCCTGCAAATGTGCGAAATTGCCGACATAAAAATTGACGACACCGCAACCAACCAAATATACAAATCATATCTAGAGAAAAAATATACTCTTGGAGAAATAAAATCCATTATTTCTAGAGCTTACATGCGAAACATAACCTCAAGCACCGAAGGAAATCTAGACATTAAAGAATTCCAAGAAGCTCAGACCTTTCATGAAATCACCCTAAAACAAAGGCAGAAATAAGGAGGCAACCGCGTTGTCTACTGACGAAGATAAAATGATAAAAAAACTTGAAGAACATAGAGATGCTATCAAGCTTGTCGTTGAGATAGGCCAACTTCATGGGATTAGTGTCACTCCTTCCGTCAACAATGATCCTAGGGGGGATTTTATTTACCCAGCAGACAAAAAATCTGAATTAATTGCGGCACTAGATTTATACCTAGGAAAGTACAAGCACTCAGGAGGAGAAACAGATGAGTGACGACGATTTCGGAGAAGTTAAAACAAAGAAAAACATTTTCCCATCTCAAGCACAAGATATTGTTGATAAAGGGACGGTAGGCATTCTCATAATCCAAGCCAAGGCCTCCGACAAAACAAAGGCAATTCTCGATCGGGGAGGTGTTACGTTATACGAGGGTGTTGAGCCAGCTGAAATAGACCGGCTAAGGGAAACCATTAAAAAAGAGCTAGAGACAAAAGAGAAGAAGGAAACCGAATAATGTTAGATATTACATTTTTTGACACCAAGAATGAACAGACAACAATTTCCGTTTCGGATTTTTGTTACGAGCGACTAGCAAAAATCGGGCTATCAAGTAAGGTTAAGTACGAAGATGTTTCCCTAACTGTCGAGGGAGAAAAGCATGAAGTTAACGCCACAGAGCTCACTGACAAAAACCGCAGATCTCTACTTGAAATGATTGAAGATGAACGGCAAGAGGTACTCCTTTCAATCTTCAAACAATTGGATAACAGTCCGACCGTGAAAGAAATCAGGGGAAGCTTTTCATACATCAAAGAATTAACATCCATATACCAACAACTAAAATCCAATGAGAACATTTATCTATCATATAGTTAAGAAACTCATAAAAACTGAAAACCCAAGAGATTAGAAATCTAGAACGGTGGGAATCTAATTAATGCACAAGAACACCCGATACAAGACCTTGTAAAATATTGCTCTGACTTAATCCTAACTGGAAAGCCGGAGTGGCAAGTACTGGCAGAACGTAATGGATGGGTGCCAAAGATCTAGTAAAAACTTAAGCCGATGCTACTTTTAGCTCGGCTTAATCACCACGAGATTTGCGCGACTCAGATCCACACTCCGCTTAAAACGACACCACAAGGCAACTCACGCACACAAAAATCGCCAACTTAACCAGTTACGCTCGACAATTTGATTATACAAAAATAAATTTCACAAACTCTCAAACAGAATACCGAAAAAATCATTACCAGTCACACCAACCTATAAAAGTTTTCAATCGAGCGGTAAGCGCCCAGGATAGTTTTAGGGGTAGAACTCAAAACTATTCAATTAAAAACATTGCGCCACATATAGTTATACAACTTTTCGACTCCTGGTGCCGCACCATAGATCTAGCGAAAAAGGCTCCCCGAAAGGTGGGCCTTTTTTGTTTGCGTGTCGTTTAGGTGGTCAAGCGTCTTGTCTTCGCCGAACGGCCTTTTATCTAGGGGGACCTTTCGCAAAAACTTTTTAGCGCTTTCCTATTAGCTCATTCCACTTCCTTGACGCAAAAAAAGTCCAGGACCGCCGGCAGGTTCTAAACATTGCCTGCGAGCTGTACTGGACTGTGGCGCGAATCGTAGCAACATCGTGACAGAGGGATCAACAACTCACGGTGGCTGGAGAACCGTTCCTGGACCATGGAAGAACAGGCAAGGTCACGCTGTGGGCACGCTAGCCCTTAGCAGCATCTGCCACCGCTCGACGCAGTCTGTCGTTGTCCACAGCAAGCAGCATCATAATGGAGGCCGTCAGTACATCCATTGCGGCCCGCCCGAGGAAATGCCAGAAGCACCACGCCGTTAGCGATAGCACTCCGGCTGTCAGGAGAAACAGCAGCGACCTTTTCATTCCGTCTCCAGTCTGGTTCGACGTATTTCTGATTAGAGACCCGCGCCTCTGAAAGGAAGAGCCTGGACGGTGTGCCGGTTACTGAATACCTGAAACCTCCGAGGGTCGGGTAAGGGAATTCCGAAATGTTCGCTGTTCATTTCTTACAATTGGTCCTGCTGGGCCTTGTTCACTTATTTACCGCCTACATCCTCAACTAGACACATTCCCCCACAAAACAAACCAGATCCTGTAGGACGCTTCTGAATTTAATCGCTATCCTCCCCGGCGCGTTGCGGCTCTCTGGTTCGAGGCATACCCTCCTCCGCGTCGCTACCGGCGACCGGTTTTGACAGACCGTATGGAGAGAACGTAACGCCCGCCCCGGACCAATCGATCATGGATCTTTTGGCTCTGATATGGCGGCTGTTCGCGGGGCACATTCGTGTGCGCCAGTTGCTCTCCATTGGTCTGTCAACCCGCGTACAGCTGCCACCCAATCTGATTGACAGCAGAACGGGCGTCGGCTCAACCGTTTTTGGAGAGCCCTGATGATCAGATCCACCCCACACCCACCCGAAATCCCCGTCACCAAAGCCACGCCCTTCAGCGTAAACCTTGGCAATCTCAGTCTCTTCCGCGTCCAGCCTGAAGTCCGGGTCGATGATGCGCTCGCGCTCGCTTCCGAATACCTGTCCTGCGCGGCGGCCACGGCTTATGAAGCCGCTGATAACAGCTCGGCAGAGTTCCGGCCATTGGCCAGGGCGGTGGTGCATCAGATTGAGGCGGCTAAAGCCTTGGTGGAGGCGTCGATTGCTGGCTTGTCGAGTGGCGCGGACGTTACGCCTTAG